TTTTTGATCCAAAATCAAAAGCTGACATGGCTGTTGTTAAAAAGTTTATGAAGAATATGCAGTGGGGAATAGATTGTTGCCCATTCTATCTTGAGTATCCATATAAATCTATTCCAGCAATGATCAAGGATAAAATTGTATATAATATTGTAGGAGTTAAATTATGAAAGTAGCAATCAATAGATGTTTCGGTGGGTTTAGTATTTCAAATGAAGCATTTGAAAAATTATTAGATCGTAAAGGAATTGCTTTTGATAAAGTAGAAAGAGACTCTGCTTTAGTAGGTGCTTCTTATTTTATTGCGGGACATGCTCATGATGAAACTTATTATATAAGTGATTATGACTATTATGATAAACGCAACGATCCAGATTTAATTGCTGTGATTGAAGAACTGGGCGATGCAGCCAATGGCTGGGCAGCAGAAATTAATATTGTAGAAATTCCTGATGATGTCCAATGGCATATCGGTGAATATGATGGTATTGAATGGGTGGCTGAAGACCATAGGACTTGGAGATAATTATGAAACGTGAATTAGATGAAGCACTATGTGCAAAGTATCCGTTGATCTTTAAAGATCGTCATGAAAACATGCAAGTAACAGCCATGTGTTGGGGTCTTGAGTGTGGTGATGGTTGGTATAATATCATCGATACTCTCTGTGGTTTACTTACCTCTGACTATCGTAATGCGAAAAGTCAGTACGAATATATTAAAGATAAACTTGATCAACCAACATACGGATTTAAAGCTGACGGATCCCCATCGGGTAAAATTATCACCCAAGATAAGATTGATGAACGTAAAGCAAAGATGGAAGAAGAAGCATTAAAAGTTCCAGTTGCTTCACAAGTCAAAGAGAAGTTTGGTGGATTACGATTCTATGTTCAAGCTGCAACTGATAAACACTATCAATATATTACCTTTGCTGAAAGTATGAGTTATCGTACTTGTGAATCTTGTGGTTCTCCAGGTAAAACATATACTGATGGATGGCATGTAACTCTATGTGATATTCATGCTGAACTGTCTGGCAAGACTGAAGAATATAAATCTGATGAAGGAGATGAATAATGTTTTATAGTAGAGAATGTATTTCTAAAGATTTAGCTCCAATCCGTAATAAGATTAGTGGAGTTATTTATATCCCTGCTCCAGAATGGACACTAGGTGATAAATGGAATGACGAACTACGTAAAGAACGTGGTTATATCCAACTTGCTGATAGTTCTTGGGTAACAGAAGTTATTGTTGAAGAATATCTTGGTAAACTTGAACAAGATATTCTAGCTCTATTTGATCAGAACCAAAAACGATATCGTGAAATTGAATCGTTGAGGCAACAAAAATATGAGATGGAATTTGGTCTAAGGACTGCTCAGAAATCTTTGAATAAAGCACTTGCAATGAAAGGTAATAGCAATGAGTAAATTTGTTTTAGTTGAGGCGATCTCCCAATTTCGCCAGCGGTATATCATTGAAGTACCAGATGATCATAATGAAAAAGAATTTCCATGCACAGCTGTGCAATGGGCAGAAGATACTGTGACAATGGAAGATACTAAAGAATTCTCACAGCATCATCTAGGAGAAGTTATTACTTCTTCACGTGAGGTAACTAAAGAAGAAATTAATACTTTGTTTGAACAAGACAACGTATATGCTGTTTCATGGGATGAAGATCTTAGATTTAAAAATTGTGTGACCGAAATTGGTTACAAGAGAGACTGGTAATGTTTTTATTTGATGTTGAGACACTTGGAGTTGAATCTAATGCAGTTATCCTTTCAGCTGCATTAATCCACTTCGATCCAGAGAAACGACCAACATATCAAGACTTATTGGATAGTGCTTGTTTTGTTAAGTTAAATGCAAAAGATCAAGCGAAACGTCTTGGTCGGACAGTAGATACAGGAACACTTGAGTGGTGGGCAAACCAGCATGAATATGTTCGCAGTGTATCCTTCGATGCAAACTCTACAGACATGTATGCAGAAGATGCAATTAAAGAGTTGCATAATTATATGAATAAGTTTGTTAATGCAAATTCACAGACTATGTGGGCACGTGGTTCTCTTGATCAAATGGTAATTGATTCACTGGCAAAAAAACTTGACATGCAACCTATTACTGGGTATAATATGTGGAGGGACGTTAGAACTGCAGTTGATTTACTCAGCGGTGGGACTAATGGTTATTGTGGTGTGAATCATCCCTTATTTGAGCGAGCGCAAGTTATTAAACATCATCCTGTTCATGACTGTGCTCTTGATGCTATGATGTTGTTATATGGAAAGAGTTAATGGAATTTTATACCTCAGTAAACCCTATTGGAGATCGAATCTTCATTCGTGGTGTTGAGAATGGTAAACGCTATCAGCGTAAGTTAGAATTTAGTCCTACTCTTTATGTTAATTCAAAGAAACCCTCCAAGTGGAAGACACTGGAGGGAACATTCGTTGATGAGGTTAATCCTGGATCTATTAAAGAAACTCGCGACTTTATTAAACGATATGATGGTGTTCAAGGATTTGATGTTTATGGTAATTCAAATTACGCATATCAATACATCAGCGATAACTATTCCCATGATATTAATTGGGATATGGAACAGATTAAAGTATTCACTATTGATATTGAAACATCAACTGAGAATGGTTTTCCAGATATTAAATCTGCTAACGAAGAAATTCTTTTAATCACAGTTAAAGAACTTTCTACAAAACGTATTATTACTTTTGGTAGTAAGTCTTATGTTAATCCACGTGAAGATGTAATCTATGTAAATTGTAAGAATGAACATAATCTACTCACTCAATTCCTAGAGTTTTGGACTAAGAGTTATCCAGATGTTATTACTGGTTGGAATACTGACTTCTTTGATATGCCGTATCTTATCCGTAGAATTGAGCGTGAACTTGGTGATGGTGAATCTAATAAGATGAGTCCATGGGGTTATGTCAATGAACGTAAAACCTTTATTAAAGGTAATGAAGAGATTCATTATGATATCGTTGGTATTGCTCAGTTAGATTATTTAGAACTGTATAAGAAATATACATATTCTAAACAAGAATCATATCGGTTGGATTATATTGCTGAACAAGAACTTGGTGATAAGAAGAAAGTAAATCCAGGAGATTCGTTCAAGGATTTCTATACTAATCACTGGCAACAATTTGTAGATTATAATATTCATGACGTAGAGTTGGTTGATAAACTCGAAGATAAGATGCGCTTAATTGAATTGCATTTGACCATGGCATATAATGCCAAGATTAACTTTGAGGATGTTTATTCGCAGGTTCGCATGTGGGATACGATTATCTATAATCACCTACGTAAAAAGGGTATTGTTGTTCCTGCGAAAACACACTCGGGTAAAGATGCTCAGTTCGAGGGTGCTTATGTTAAAGATCCAATCATTGGTCTTCATAAATGGATGGCATCGTTTGACTTGAATAGTCTATATCCCCACTTGATTATGCAGTATAACATTAGTCCAGAAACTCTAACCAGTGAAAAGATTTCAGTCACAGTTGATAAATTACTTAATCAAGAAATTGATACTACATATGTTAAGCAACGAGATCTTGCTTTGACTGCTAATGGTTGGACTTATACCAAAGAGTTCAAAGGTTTCATGCCAGAGTTAATGGAAAAGATGTATGTTGACCGAAGCAAGTTTAAGAAACAAATGCTACGTATCCAACAAGAGTATGAGAAAGATAAAGGTAATAATAATCTGCGTAAAGAGATTAGTCGTTTAAACAATCTGCAGATGGCAATGAAGATTGCTCTTAACTCTGCTTATGGTGCGATGGGTAATCAGTATTTCCGATACTTTGATATTCGTATGGCTGAGGGTATTACTACTTCTGGTCAGTTATCTATTCGTTGGATGGCGAACAAGTTAAATGCATTCATGAATAAAACTCTCAAGACCGAGGGTAAAGATTATGTAGTGGCGATTGATACTGACTCAATCTACCTTACTCTTGAAACTCTAGTTGAGAAAACGTGTGAAGGTAAAACTGATGAACAGAAGATTAAGTTTATGGACAAGATCTGTGAAGATGTTTTCCAACCATTCATTGATTCAGGATATCAAGAACTTGCTGATTATATGAATGCATATAGTCAGAAGATGCAGATGAAGCGAGAGGTTCTGGCGGATAAAGGTATCTGGA